GTCCTAGCACTTTACTAGAATCATGGTCAAATAGACAACGAACATCAGGATTATTTGTTAATGTATTGTTGAATGCGCTTGGATCAATGACTTCCTGAAAAAATCCATATAATGTTTCAGATCTTTCATTGAAAACAGACGCATAACCAGAAATGATTGGTCTTTTTTCAGCTTGTCCATCCCTAGTTTCTTCAACTTTACGGATTTCTAAGTTATGAAACGTTAAAAACCGTTTATCATTCTGTTTTTCCTTGTGCATTTTTACCATCTCCTTTTCCACCCCCTTTCCCTTTCGGATCAACTGGTTCCGCTGGTTGCGGTGGATTTAAGAGAATTTTAATCGGTTGCATAGCGGTATTGACTAGATAAGCGTTCCCGCCTTCAGAATCATCGATTGAATTCATATTTTCCTTGCGTCTTATGTCATTTGCTGACATCCAGCCATTTTGACGCGCAATTTGATATGATTCATAGCGTGTTTTAATATCACCGCGCAACAATCCATCCAGATTATGTTCTACATAGAATATTTCTTGCTCGGATTCCGTAAATAGTTTCATATTGATTTCCTGTTCAATACGAACGATCCATGGTCTAAGTGTATCAGTTACAAACTCTAATGATTGATGTTCAATATTATTGTTTGTAGAACGTTCTAAATCCGCTAGTTTATGAGGTGGAACCCTGAACATTCGCGCAATTTCCGATACTGTGAACTTCCTAGTTTCTAAGAATTGACTATCTTCAGGTGGTAAACCAATAGTTTTATAAGTTAAACCTTCTTCTAAAATAGCAACCTTGTGTGCATTATCTACACCACTATGAATACTATTCCAGCTATTTCTTAAATTTGTGCTGGCGCCATCTGATAGAACATTTGGTGTTTCTAATACACCAGATAACACACCGCCATTTGAAAAGAATTTAGCCCCATATTTTTCGGTTGCTTTCGCTAAACCTAACATTTCGCGGTGTAAATAGATTGGCGAATACCCTGTGATCCCATCAAAACCCATTCCTTTAATATGCAAAACTTGTTCAGGAATTAGTCTAAAGGTTTTTCCACGAATGATTGTTTCATAATAAATCTTTCCATTTACATCAACAACCACTTGTGTCTGATCTGGTCTTAATGGAAACAAGGATTTAACTTGTCCATCTTTGCCCCAGTCAATTTGAGCGTATCCATTACCCCAATAAACCGCATGTTGTATGATCGTATCCCAAAATATGAAACTAGACATATATTTATTTGGTTTTGAGTGTAATAACTTGTAAACAGGATGTTTTAACGCTTTTACACTATTATCTTGGGAATCTCTTTTGTAAGTATGTAACGGTAAACTAGCAATCGATTCAGATATAATACGAACCGCGGTATTCACCGCCCCAATCTCAAGCGCGTTTCTTTCGCTTATTTCCTCGCCTGAATTCGTGATATTCGTCATTAACTTAAATATATCCATACCAGTTAAATTACCGCTATAACTTGTGTTTAAGAAACCCCTCGATTCAGCAACCGTTTTTATAACTTTGTCATACCATTTCAATAATATTCACCCCCTTGTTATAAGGTGTTAATTCCCCTAGTTTCATAGACGCTTTTTATATTAATTAGTTTTAACATTCCTCGAACATGACTATTCATTACACAAGCTATTGGATCAATCCGTTGTGTTGTTTTCGATTTATCCAACATAATGTTCTCATTTGCGTCTTGCTTTGTTACCGCATTTTGAACCGCCCATGTAATGACAGGATTATTGTTGTGAACAACATTTCCTTTATAGACTTCTTCTCTAAAGTGTTTCGTAGGCGCGCCTAATGTTGCAATTCCTTGTCGAATTTCAACTGGAACCAATCCATCATTTTCAACATCTGTTAAAAATTGCGTTGCGTTCCAAGGATCAGCGCATACTTCTTTTATTATTATACCATATTTTTCTAAAGTATTTTTAATGTAGATACGAACAAAATTATAGTCAACTACACCACCATCAGTTGCAGTTATCCAGCCTTGTCGAACCCATAGATCATAAGGAACTTTATCTGTTTTCATTTTGGTTTGTAATGTTTCTTCAGGCATGAATGAATGCCCAAATATATAAAACTTATCATCAATCGGGAATTCAAATGAAACGCTGGTTAAATCCACTTTTGCCGATAAATCGACACCAACATAACATTCTTTCCCGCGCATTGATTCAAGTGTTAATGAACTATCGCCACATTGATTCCATTTCGATAGATCCATATACCCATTGTCGCGCATTTCCACCCAGATTCCCATGTTCTTAGTTAGAAAGTTACGCATTTTTGTAGGTTCATCTAAAGCGGTTTTTAATTCAGATTGTAAAAAAGACATTCCTTCTGGGTATGTTGCTACAATCGGATTCGCTTTGATCCATACCGTTTCGTCTTTTATATCGTCCTCTTTGTCTAGTTCGCATATGATAACAAAATATTCATCATTTTCAATTGGTGAATGTTCATCAAGAATACTAGATACATAGTTATATTCTGTGTAACAAGGCGCTGATAAGTTGAAACCGCTGGTTGTAATGATAACAGTTAAAGGATTCAGACGCGCAACCATACCAGATTGTAATACATCATAGATTTCGCTTGTTTCGTGTGCGTGGTATTCATCCAGAATCGCTACACTTGGGTTTGTTCCATCACCCGTTTTTCTGGATTCCTTTGATAATGGTTTAATGATCGATCCGCGTTTAAGGTGTTTAATCATTCCATAACTAGTTGAATATTTGCCTTTTAATAAAGGTGCTTGTCCTATCTGACCAAGTATTTCATTATAAACCAAACTTGATTGTTCGCGCCCCCAACCAGCAATATAACATTCTTCTGTTTCTTGTGATAAGAAAGTGATATATGAACCAATGATTGCAAGTAATTGTGATTTCGCGTTTTTTCTGGCCATTTGGATATAGGCCTTTTTAAACCTTCTTCTATTTGTTCCTTTGTACTTCCAACAAAAGATGTTAGCACCTATAAACAACTGGAAATCAGTTAATTCGATATGTTGTCCGGCAAGAACACCTTTACTATGTTTAAAGAGTTTTGCCCACTCATAAAAGTTTTCTAGTTCATCTACATCGAATTCAAACGGGTAGTTGTCTTGATCTACTTTGTTTAAATCGTCTATGAACCGCTGACAAGCGCGAATATGCTTTTTACTTGCTAATATATCACCGTTAATAACATCAAGTGAATATTGTATAACCCTTTCGAATAGGTTTGACATTCTAATTCATCCCCAGTTAAATCATATTTCCAAAGCGTTTTTCTTCTTTGCTCGGTTCCTCTTTGTCCTTTTGTGTAGGAACTGTAATTTTACAACGTGCGGTAATAGATAAACCTAAATCATTCGCTAATGCGCGTGTTTGTTTAAATAACAAATCTTGCTTTCTTAGTGTTGTTGCGTAATCTTCAGATAACGGATCTAAAATTAACAACTGGTTCATCAGTTGATTATGTGTTTTTCTAAGTGAAATGTATTTCGCTAGAGTATCAACATCTAAGTTTCCTAGTATATTCACTTCTAATAGTTGTTCAGCAAGATCATAGAATTCTTGATGTAATACTTCAGGCAAATACTCAGGCGCGAATACTTTATCCGAACGAACTTGAACTTCTTCTTTCTTGCGTTTTTCTATTTCAGCTTTCGTTAATTTTGCTTTACCTTTTAAAACTAATAAATCAACTGGTTCCTTTCTTCTTCCACCAGACATTATTCATTCCCCCTTTAGAATTTAAAGAAACCGCCCCAATAATATAAACCGAAATATAGCGCGGTAAAAATTAGTGTACCCCAGAAACTATATTTTCCTTTTCTTGGTGTACCATGTAACCTTGCGGTTAATAATAAGTTGATCGACATTAAAACGATTAAAATAATTTGTGGAATTCCCATCTTCTTTTCCCCTTTATAATAAATTATCGACAAAAATTTTAAAAAGTTCCTCAAAAACGAATATAGTGTGTGTTCGAC